GGACTTCTTCACGGATACAGCTTTAACTCATGGAGTGATGTTGTAACCTACGACAATGCGTTCGTGCAAGAGTGGTTAGATTCACCTCAGACCTCCTTATACTACTCTCTTCAAGTAATGGGAGACGTACAGGATAAGACAGATGCGTATGCAGCATTAAAAGACACCGACGTCGACGAATACTTGGAGGGGATCTTAAATGAACCCCTTACATGTGATTGTCAAGAATGAGAAAAACACCATATCAAAAACTAATAGACCGGAGACGTACTTGGACTCCGGTCCAAACCACCCCTGGAGAACTTAAACATGGAGCAGAAGAAACCATCTACCGTGCTCTCGCAATACGTCATATGGAGTTACCAGTTGGTGCCTTCATCAAGGAAGGTCTTGAAAAAGATGTTCCCAACCACGCTCGAAAATTATTAGAACTTAACGTAGAGGACGAATTAAAACATGACCTGGCTCTTGGGTATATTGCTAATTCAATTGGGACTGAACCTCAGGCTGAAGCAGAAGCACTCAGACTTCGATCAGCATGGGAGCAGCACCCCGACCACACCATAACAAAGGCACTTGTCGCAGAACGTGCCATCTTTTTTGTCCTTCTTCCCTTCTTTCGTTTTAATGGCGATGCTGGTCTTAGGACTGTCAGCGCCGACATCTCTAGAGACGAACAAATACACGTGGCCACTAATAGCCTTGTATGTCACGAGCTGGGCTTACGGCCTAGTGCTTCTCTGGACAAACTTAGGAAGGCCACCATTAACTGGGTTCTTCAACCCTTAGGTATAAATACCTACGACAGATATTTGGACAAAAAATTCTGGCTGGATGCCAGTGATAGACTAATGTACGAAGGCAGAGCACCTGAATTTTCTGAGACTAAGGCTGCTCGTATGCCTGCTTTTTTTGAACATAGCAATGCAAACCTCCCACAATATGCTTGAGGCCGTACTTGGTCCTCGGGTAGACGAAAAAATACTAGAAGAAATGGACCAGAACTTTCCGGTTCATAACCCACATCCTAAAGAGGAACTATCCGTGATCATGTACAAAGCAGGTCAGCGCTCCGTTGTTGAGTGGCTGACAAATAGATTGGAGGAATAAATTATGAGTAGATATACTAACGGACATGAAGTTCTTAAACAAATTTATGATGAGTTAGGTATATCATACACACCTGGATATCACCAGCGACAGGACGCAGGTAACCTTGCTCATACATGGAACCGTGGGCATTTCTCCAGGGAAGCTTTGATTGAAGCAGTGAAAAATGGTGATGACTGGAAAGCTCAACAGATGATGAATCATATGAATGATCCAGGTTTCTGGGATGGAGTTAAGCCAGAGGAGATACCATTAACTGATTTAAAAGATAAGTATGGTATAGATCCAGAAGATATGCCTGATTATGTAAGGGATATAGTTGGGAGTAAAGTTGAGGATGGTAACGAAGTAAAATATATCAAAGACTTAGGTGATGTATATACATTCCAAGCCTTCAACCAAGAACAGATGTGGGATGAAGATGGGAAATTTATGAAGGATGAGTATGGTGAGCTAGAGACTAAATTTATTGATGAGATGTGGGGTACTGAAATCTATGATGATCCTGGTGAGTCTACAACAGGTAAGATCGGTACTGATACAGAAGGTAAAACTTGGGGTACAGGTAAGGATACTACAACTATAGAGCAGGACTTGTGGGGTTTAGATATTAAACGTGACTGGTCCAAAGAAACTATTAAAAAATATTACGGTAAAGAAGAGTTAGAAGTAGGTTCTGATAACCATTACGAATGGTCCACTAGAGGACTAGTAGATTGGGATTATTATCAAGACGGTAAACCTGCAGATAATCAATGGGTTAAAGCTCATCAAGATTTAGGTGGAGATGATAAGATTGATACCGCTGCAGAGATAAGAGACGCTAATAAATCTCTTTATAAAGATGTGATGAAACAGTCTGGTACTGATGATTCTTGGAAACATCATTGGGATGGTAAGTATGAAGCATCTTATGTGTATGATCCTAATAACCCTGAAGAATATGAAGCATCTTATTTAGATGTTACTAAAACAGCTGATGGTAAAGCATTCGATCCAGGTAAAAAAGCAGCAGTCGCAACAACTTCACGTACAGTAAGTTCAACACCAAATATTACAGGTATTAAATGGTCAGATGGTAAACCTAGTTTAACTAATAAACATGTAGTAACTAGACCAGCTAACATACCTCCATCATTCGGAGAAGCATAACTATGGCAACAACTTGGGAAGATTTCTATGGCTATAAAACAGGCTATGAAGGAGTCAGTAAAGACGGTACAAACATATGGGAACCATCAGGTCAGTATGGTATCGGCTTTGGAGGCGGTGATTTAAGAAGAGGTTTTAACTCAGGGTATACAGCTACTGAAATGCTTAAGTACCTGGGTGACCAGAACTATGAAGCTAAAGGTGTAATACCTCAGGAAATTAAGAACCAACTGAGGCAGTCTATGTCTATAGAAGGTGCTTTAAAACAAGGCTTCGATAAATACCAAACTTTAAAAGGTGATTTCACAAAATTAAAAGAGGAATCTGATAAACGTAAATTAACAATTGACCAGGCGCAGCAAACTGCACGAGATGCTATGGCTGCAGCTAGAGAGACGAAACATACTAACCCCTTCTCTGTTACAGGAGGCAACGCTTTAACTATTAACCCTGCTCAATCATCCTCATCCGCTGCGGGTATGATAAGTACAGGCTTAGCTGGCTTAAGTAGAGGTGGTTACAAATTAAAAAATCAAAACATTAACATATAATGACAGCTAAATCTCGGTATGACTTTTTATCCAGCTACCGTTCCGAGTATCTAGATCAAGCAGATATATGTGCAAGGCTTACACTACCATATCTAATTCGTGATGAAGAATCACATAAAGGTGGAGTACGTGATTTAAAAACACCTTGGCAGTCAGTCGGCGCCAAAGGTGTAGTGACTTTAGCGAGTAAACTTATGTTAGCTCTGCTACCTGCACAGACGAGCTTCTTTAAGCTCCAAGTAGATGAGTCACAGTTAGGTCAGGTGCCACCTGAAGTACACACGGAATTAGATTTATCCTTTGCAAAGATTGAGCGCACTATCATGGATGCTATTGCAGCATCAGATGATCGTGTTGTTATTCACCAAGCGCTTAAGCACCTGGTGGTATCAGGCAATGCCTTAGTCTTTATGGGTAAAGATGGTCTAAAGCTTTTCCCATTAAACCGCTTTGTTATAGATAGAGATGGCAACGGGAATGTGATTGAAATTGTCACTAAAGAAAAAATTGCTAAAAAATTGTTGGCAGATGTAGTGAAAGACTATTCTCCAATGACCGATGATGGTGAAGATCAAGATGACTGT